AATGTAATTGTGTATCTTTGCCATGCAGTTCCTATGTTTACGCTTTGAGAGACAGAGCCGTATTCAGTTCCACTGAAAACAAACGCAAGCTTAGCTGTAATTGAAGTTCCAGCATCAGCTTTAGCGTAAAAAGAAAGAGTATATGTTTTACCAAAATAGAGTTTCGGAAACTCAAGTCTTGTAGAGAATTTGTTATATGTCCCTGTAGTTCCTGCTGTTAAAGCTATGCGGGCAAAATACTGAGCTGTAAATGGCTCGCTTCCCGTGGTAGCTTGTTGCGAAACTGTCACAGCATCATCTGTGTCTGTGTCGTATCTCCATCTATCCGCCGTATATCCCACAGTTGTAAAAGATGTCCCCCTTTGCCAGACTGCGAAATCGCCGTTGATTACCCTGTTTTTAAATCCCTTAAAGAAAGGAGCAAAGCCTTTATGGAGAATCCCATCAGCTGTGGTAACGGGGATGGTGTTCCTGTCTGGATCTACACTTATTGGTATAGCTGTGGCTATCTGCAAAGGCTCCGCCTCCCCCACCACAAGCACAGCCTCTCCTACATCAAAAGACACTACCGTTGTATTTGCAGTCCCAGGGACATATATCTGAACCGATATGTCGCTCTCCGTTCCAGTATAGCTCTTCCTGACGACCACCTCCTCCCAAGCTCCTGTCCCCTGCGTTTGTTCCGCAACGTCGTTCAGAGCTACATAGAGAGGAATGGAGGACCTGACCTTCACTTTTAGCGTCATAGGAAGCTGTTGGGCCGTCACCCTCAGCAGGAGTGCAGAAAGGAGAGAATTCTCGGCTGTAGTTTGTTTAATCCCAGAGTTTGCTCCGCCTCCATCTGTTGTCACCCGTGCAAAATCGTGCCCGAGACTGTTGTCTGTAGATGTTGTTACCTGTGCCACCGAAGACGCAAAGTGCGTCCAGTACTTAGGGGTCCCTTGGCTCCAGTTCGTGAAGTCAGAGTTGAGTAGAAGGTTGAAAAACCCCTGATCAGCAAACTTATTCAAGACATTCACTAAAGACTCCGTAGAGCCGTCCCCAAGCTCCTTCCTTAACTTTAAAAGATCTCCTATGGCAGCTATAATTTCGTTGTTCATGTATGCCGCATCCGCATTCGTTTGACCATCCACCACAAGCGCAGGTCTTGTATCCGCCATCAGAACATACCTCCCATTTGAGGCTTCTTGATTTCAAGCTCGTATGCTTTAGCTTCTATCTGCTTGAGGAGTTCCTGAACTACATATCTCTCTCCATCACTCATTTTTGAGAGCTTCCACTCAATAGCGTTCCAACCCAGAAGCTCTTTCTCCTGCCAAAACTCAAAGGCTACCCGTCCGTATCCGTCCAGTTTTTCTGTCGGTGGTTCCTCTTTCCTCTTCGTATAGGCACATATCCCAGTTTCATCACAGGGAGGGACTCTTCCGTCTTCCTCATATCCTCCCCTACAGGTCGTGCAGCTCACGTTCGGAAAAGCCGCATAGAATTCCAACGCTCTCATCACTTTTTTTCCTCTTCCTCCACGACCGTGACAAGAGCCAGAGCTTTGTCCATCAGCTTCTCAAAAACTTCTCTGTCTCGGGAGAGGAGAGCTGAAAGGACGGGTCTGATGTACTTCCTGTCATAGGGAATCTCTCTCCCTTCGCTGTCCTGAAGTCCTTTCCACCCGACTATACACCTTTCCAGAACTTCAAAGCTCATTTGAATGTTGTCCTCTTCGCTCATCTTCCCTCTCTTTCTGTATTTGGGAGAAACAGTAGCGAGTTCGTCGTGAGTGATAGGTCTCACTTCTATATAACTCTCTTCGTCAATTTGGACCTTCGCTTTTTCAAGATCTTCAAGTGACACTTTTATCTTCATACCTCATACCTCCCAAAAGCTCCTGGCTTCTTGAGTTCTCACAACCGCGTACACCTCTCTTCTTTCCCCGGAAGGAGGCACAGGGAAAGAAGAAGGATATACGTCCGGCTTGATAGCTGAGAAAGAGTACTCGTAGTTGAACCTGCCTGAGGATATAGAGGGGTTCACGGGCTGGGGAACAAGTCTCGGCAGGTAGAAACTGTATCTGTACCCTTCCCCGCTATCTATTTCAATCACTCCGTATGTCTCTTCTTCCGGAAGCTTCTCTCTTGAAGAGAACATCAGAAATATGTTCCAGTCCGCTGCTCTGGGTTCATCCAACTCAAGCTTTGAAGTCTTTCTCCTTGAGAAGGACCTCTCAATAGAGAGGTTGAACGAACTGATAGAAATCTCTCTATCTCCTATCTTCAGCGATATATCCGGGAACCGTGCCCTGTTTAAATACTTGGGAACAGAAGATATGTCAGCTGACAGCTCTTCCCTCCTCCACCCTTCTACAGAAAGATTCACTTTTAAAGTTTCTCCCGCTTTTCCGGATATAGAAAATGATCTGATGAGGTTTGATAGATATACAAACCTGTAGCCCTCACAATCCACGTATATAAAGAATCTCCTTGTTTTCTGCTCTCCGAATTTGATGTCTCCGAACTTGAACTCTCCGAACTTCCACGGTCTTGTTCTTATGTCGGGTTCAAACTCAAGAAAGTGGTTGTAGAAGCCTCTGTATATGCTGTCCTCTTGGAGGGAGTGCCTATCCTCGTGCCCGAACACACACAGAAGGAGCAGTTCCATACCCTGATAGGTAAACTCCGCTGTGAGAGTTCCCCCTGTGGACATACTCTCGACTACCGGGTCGTCGTACCCTGCTACGGACTTCCTGGTCTGTATGTTCTTTCTCTCCTCCATCCCCACATCTACAACGGGGAGGACAGCGTAGAAGTTCGTGGGGCTTTTGAACTGCCCGAATTTTATTCCGGAACCAAACTTAAACTCACCGAACTTATACTTTCCGTAGCTCCTCCAGGCTCCTTCTTCCCTACCGTAAGCAACTACCGCAGCGTATCCCCTCATTTAATACGTCCTCACAATCTGCATTTCCTCCGTGGTCGGGGTAGCTCCTGCTCCACCCCTCAAACATACGCACTCTATAGACTGCCTGATTAGCTCAGCTCCCCCTACAGGCTGGGAAGCGTTCACCACCACGACCTTGGGAAGGGATATGGTCAGGGAGTCTGTTCCTTTCGTAGCCACTATCTCAACCGCTATCTCCGTGTCCTGTTCAAGGTACTGGGCGTAGGTATCTGTTGTGTACCTTGCCAGTTCAAAAGAGAGAGTAACTTCCCTTTTCCCCGCCCTCTCTATGTTTGTGGGCAGCTCTGAGTTCTCTTCTATGTGCTGAAGGTTGTTGCTGAGGGTCAGGTTAAAGCTTGCTATATTGACCGCTATCCCGTTTATCTTGAAGGTTATATCCGCATGTCTCACTCTTACACCGTATCCGAAAGCGTTTGCGAATTCGGTTGCCGTGTTTACTCCGTTCCTTGTTCTTGATTTCCCAAGGACTTCAAAGGATACGGTCAGAAGCGAACCGTCCGAGGATATGGTGAGCCTGTTTATCTTACATCCGGTATACTCGTGTATGGACACCTGCTTGTCCACAGCTATGGTCAGGGATGGAAGTATGTCAGTGACATCGTCCGCAAGATCAAAGGTTTCAGTTTTTGCTGTGGTGTCGGATGTTTTTATCCCCAAGGCTGCCTCAAATATAGGGTCAAAGGCTCCTCCGAAAGTCAGGTGAGCTTCTACGGAGCCGGACACCCTGCTCCTGACTGTCTCCGCAAGGTCTCTACCCGCTACTCCGTGGAGTATAGGATCGTCTGCTTTGTCTTTTTCAAGGGACAGGTCTTCGGACGTGAACGGGAGAAGCTGGGTGATAGGAACTGCTGTCCCCCAGGATGTTTCCAGTCCTACTCCGAGCCTTGAAGCAAATCCTTTTCCTACAGGCATATCTCACCTCCTACGCTACGTGCTTAGCCTTGTAGTAATCCCAGACAACCCCCTGAGGTTTGCCCGGGTCAATGTCAAAGTGAATAAACTCCTTACCTATGCCTACCCTTGTAATAAGCTCTCTAAAAAGGAACCTCAAAACTCTGTATCTGTGTCTTGAACCAAGACATCTGATGTCTACAGCATAGCCCTTGACATGAGCGCTATCAGGAACTCCTCCGACCTCCCTGTTATGTTCCGGACATCTGTATGCCGATGTGATAATGACAGGTTCCCCGAGGAAATCTCTCAGTTTTTGAAGTGTAATTACAAGAACAGAATCTATCTTGACATCACCACAATGAGGGCACGCAAACTCCTGAGGACGGAAGTTCTTGATACCTTTTTCTTGAATAAACCTGTCAAGCTGTTCTATGCCCTCTATAATCACGTCTGCCCTCCAAAAATGGACTTTGCCTTGTGAGCTATCACGCTAAACGCCACACCTAAACCTCCTGTGGCAAGAACCCACAAGAAAAACACCTTCTTCTCTGTGCTACGGGCTCTCTGATCCATATCCTTCAACGATTCCTTCAGCTCAGCCACCTCCTGCCTTAGCGCCTTCACGTTCTCCTCGAGTCTTGCTAAGCTCTCAATTACCTCTTCCATGCTCGCCATATCTATCCCTCAGCAGTGTTAGTATTTCTTTGAGTTTCCGCGTGTAAGCATCCTGGAGTTGTTTATTCATCAAAAGTTTCTTAGCGTTGTCTTTATCAAGACAGTAATGAGGTCCGTTATCAAACTCATACTTCTTCCACTCCACAGGGTAGTAGGCAGGCTCAGGCGGAGGTTCCGGAATAACAGGTTTGATGTACCTGTATTCCGTTTTAGTCGTACATCCTGTTAAGCCTATCAAGAATATCACTATCAGAAGCGTTCTCAATTTTCTTAACCTCCTCTGAGGTTTGCTCATCTATCTCCATCTCCTTTTGACGAAGCGTGTTCACAAGGTTGACGTCATCACTGATGTTCTCTATTACCTCCTTCTGCTCTTTGTTCTCTTCCTCAAGATCCTCCTTCTCCTCCTCAAGGTTTCTGTATCTGAGGGTTTGCACAAGGAAAAGAAAACCGAAAAGGGTAGAGAGGAGGGCAAGCACGCCCATTACGAAGCTTTTCACTTTTCCGACCGCAAACCCTATCACTTCTGACCTCCGAGCTGAATCTTGATGTTCGGTCCTATCTTGTTGATGCCATACGCAGCTCCTATCAGATACACGAGCTCCATCGGCATGGGAGGGATCTTTCCTTTTGACAAGACTATGTAGGATGCCCACACTATGTAAGCAAGTATCAGAAGAAAGGAGCTGACCCTCGTAAAGCTCGTCTTTCCATCACGCTCTTTGAACATGCTTACATCCCCCACCTCGGCACGTCATAGACTACGTAAAACTTCATAAAGGCACTTGCTATAACGTCTTCAGCCGACACGCTGTCTATTTCATCGCCCACCATAGCCGTGTACAGAGCCAGCCCTCCCCAAGTTTCATCTACAGCTACCGCTTTTCTGATATCCTGGAGGATGGCTCTTATGGTGGGTATGGGATCACTGTTTGATACAACAATATCCACCCTGACCGTCAGACGCACTCTTTCCGTGCTATTTGTTAGGTCCTCTATATCACTTGACTCATCCCTAATGTTAAGGGCTGGCAGCTCATCTACAGAAAAGGGAGAGTCATTCCACACATACACAGAATTTCCCACATCTGTGTTGTAGCCGTTTGCAACCGTTATCTGTCTGAACCTGTTTGCTATAGCGTTTACAATCTGCTCTCTGACCGTTGCCATGTTCACACCCTCGCTACAAGCATTACTGCCATTACGTCTCCGACTTCTTTCTCAATGACCTTGTAGTTCTGTCCGTTTATTGTGAGAATGTCTCCATGTTTGACCGAGCCAAAGTCTTTTACGGAGCCATACACGTATGCACTTGTTGTTTCCACACCACCGGAATAGACATCTGTGTTCTTCTCAGGGTCTCTCAGGAAAAAGACCTTGTAGGTGTTGCCATTGTATGTACAGTCCACTCCGTCGTTTGCAATGATGGCTGCAAAGTCGTCCTTTGCCTGAGAGACCACTTTCATCTCAGAACCTCACCTCTTCCCACCAGTTCTTAGACCACTTTTCTTGCTTGAGCGCTTTTTCTACAAGCCAGTTAAGCTCTTTCTCTATACGCTCTTTGTTCTTTTCAAAGAACGGTTCTGCAGGTCTGGGGGGTGCCTTGATGGTAGCTCCTTTCCTGACGAACACTCCGAGTTTCTGCATCTGTCTTTTCAGTGCTTTTTTTCTTCTTTTGGAGAGGCTTTCCCAGTTGTCTATCCCCTTTGCCGCAAGAAAAGCCTTTATTCTTCCTCTTCTGTATTCCTCGTCTGCTGTAAACTCAAATCCTCTTGCGAACCTTTCGGCATTCGCAATTATTCCCTTTGACAGGGGTTTCACCTTCCTGCCTTTCATGTCAAAACCGGGATTAAACACCCCGACCTTGAGCACCAGTCCCCTGTCCGTATGCCCGACTGCATACCTGACAAATTGAGCGAAAAATCTACCAGGGGCTTTGTCTCTGCGAAAACGTTTTCGCAGAGCGAGAGTAAGAGGTTTGACAGGTGCCCAGACCATCTGGTTGTTCTTAATAGCTTTCTCCATTTCTTTCTTGAGCCTGTATCCCTCAGACCTAAAAGCCTTTTCAACAGCCGTAAGGATCTGGGAGTGGAGGGCACGACCGAGATGTGCCCCCAGATCCCCACGAACAGTTTTGCCGTTGACCTTAATCCTGACGTTCATTTTGCAGCCAGCTTGACCTTGATGGTTGCCGTTGCTCCGGATGCCACATCCTCAAGAGCGTAACCGAACAACTCTCCTGCATTGTTCTTATTAAGGGTTCCGTCAGACTGTATGAATATCTCATCCCCTACTTTGATAGCTACGTTTGCCGTTCCATCGTTGGCTACAACAGTAAGCCTGTAAACTCCTTCGGTTGCGACTACCGCCATGCCATTAGCGTCTGCATCCGTTACGCAAACACCGACTATTTTTCCTACAGCCACAGGATCGCCGGACTTCTTATTGGTTCCCACATTCAGCTCCAGATTCTCTCCGTGCTGGACAAAATTCTTCATCTCACATCACCTCCTCATGAATTAAGCTCCGGCATTCTTAAACATCCCCCTCCAGTCCACAGGGGCTGCTCCGAAATCAAGCCTTACCTTGAACTTGATACCGTCTATTTCAAACCCTTTATCGGTCTCTATAGTTGGCTCTTCCTGACCATCAAGGAACGCAACCTCTACCGTGTCTATCAGCGTCGGATCCGCTATGACGTACCAAGCCGTGTCGGAACCTCCTGCGTCAGCGGAGATATAGGGAGTTTCTATCACTTCAGCCCATTTCTGCCAGATATTAGGCTGGTTGTTGGACTTTCCGGGGAAGTAAGTGGAGTTCATCCACTCCATAGCATCTGTAGCTATTGCAGGCGGAACGATAAGATAGCCGGGTCTGAGGTATATGAGATTACCGTCAGGGTCTTTTTGCTGACCCATGAGTTTCCTGATTTCCTTTAGAGTGGTGTTGGATATAGCTCCCGGTGTTCCAACGTTTTTGTGAGCTGCAGAGAACAGTGTATTTCCGTCGGACATCTTAGGGTTCGTGTTGAGTATGTTGTAGACAGTCTTTTCTATCGTCCTCCTTGCGGCTCTCCCAAGGTGCATAGGTATTCTGGAGAAGGCGTCAAGGTCGTCATTGATTATGGTCTGTCTTGTGATAGAGAAGATGGCTCCGTAAGTCGCTATGCTGTACTCTTCTTTCTCCTCGGATATGGTCTTCTCCTTGAACTCTGCACCTGCAGGGACTATATCCAGCTCGGAGAAGGAACCCAGCTTGACCACATACCTCTTCTTGAAGTCGGAGGCTGATACCACCTTCGTCCATTTCCTGAAGGTAGTAGGAACCTCCCTGTAAGCATCAAGCAGGGCTTTGTTGACATCATCCATCAGGAGGTTGGGGAATTCAGAAG